ATCCAGTGTACACCAGTTGCTGATATGCTGGCGGGGACGGTAGAGATACTTGACCCTCATACCAGTAAACCTATTTTGTCGTGCCCAGTTGATGGTAAGGTTTCTGACAATCCACACCCTTGGAGTGAGCAATGAGTATTTATGACATTCAGATGAATTCAATTGACGGCGATCCGAACTTCTTGCAACAGTTTGAAGGTAAGGTTACTCTCGTTGTGAACACAGTTTCAAAGTTGGGGTACACTCCACGCTGTAGTACGTTTTGGTCGTTTGCTCGCACTACCCGACAGTTCTGGCAGTTACAGCAAGTACATGACGAGTTTAAGGACAGAGGTTTTAGCGTTGTTGCTTTTCCGTGTAATCAGTTTGGACGAATGGAGCCGTCTGACAATAGCGAAATTTCTTCTTGGATGAAAGAGTCGTATCCGTTTGTCAATTTCCCTATGTCTGAAAAAATTGATGTAAATGGTAAAGAGGCTAGCCTAGTTTATTCGGCGTTGCTTGGAAACGTGGTTCGGGTTAAGGATGCTTCTCCTGCCGATACTTCCGAGGCTGCTTTTGAAGGTTGGAATAAGGCTGGAGGTGCGGTTGCACGTATTTCTCACAGTTGGGAAAAGTTTGTTGTTGGCCGTGATGGTCAGATGATTACACGGTTTAATTGGCAGAGCGACCCGCTAGACGATGTTCCTTTAACTACTGGTGAGAGTTGGACAATCCGTGAGTGCATTGACGAGGTGCTTGACTACTAATAGGTATAATATTAGTAGAGAAAGGTGTTGCGATGCGTTTAAACAACAGCGTACAAAAGATTGCTCTTGAAGATAAGTTGAGTAAGTTGCGTCCTCTTTTGGATGTGTCTATTCGTGATGCTGGGTTTGACCCTGCTGACTACGCTGATGTTCAAGGATTGATTGACACGATTCCGGGTATGCTGTCTGTAATTAGCGACGGAGACCCTGCTAGGTTCAGGGGTGGTTATCGGTTGTGGGCGTCAGTTCCCCGTGCCGATCATCCTGATCATTGGATGAATCCGCTGTGCTCGTCCACGGATACACATATGCCTATGACCGTTGATGAGTTACACGGCAGAGAAGATTACAAGTCTACTGTCCTGAATCACACGGGTTCTGATTTTCTACGAATGATTGAAAAACATTTGACACTTTTTCACCATGAGGGGTTGGCTCATATCATTTATACCCAAGTTGACTCTGATGTGGGCGCAGGAATTATTGAAAAGTTACAGATGACCCATCCGTATACTGCCGCTTGTTCGCTGCATGAGTTCTTTAAACTTTTGCTGGAGTGGCAGTGGGCTTTATTGCACGCTGGTAACACTGAGCCGGTTGCTCAGTTAGCGAGCGACGTGTTGGAGCACTTTCAATTGCATGTTGACGAGGAGGATTCCAACGAAATTGTTCGGGATTTGATGGCTCTTCCCGATATGCAGGTGGCACAATATGTGAGAACCGGAGAGTGTTCTCTGAATCAAGTCACTCCCGACATGCCTTTGTCTTTCAGACTCTGGGCAGCAACTAACAATTTGATGCAAGAGCCTCGCCCTATACTTGCGCAACTATATAAAGATTGTGTATCATATAAGAATACAGAGAACGATTTAGCACGACTGTGAGGAAATTATGGCTGTAACCGTTTCAGAAGCACAACGCCAGAAGGCTAAAGAGAAGGCAATTGATTTTCTGAATCAGAACATTGTATCTATGGCGATGATGCTGAATGTAGACACTTCAACTCTTGATTCAAGTTTTGTTATCCCGGTTGCTGAGGCTGACGCTGATTACCCTGCGTACCGGTCTTTGCTGACGATGGTGCAGAACCTAGAAGCACTAGAGTCATGAAGAAGTATACCGTAACTGATGGTGCCGTGGAAACTGAGGCACAAGCCTCTGGCGTGGACATCTATGCTTTTGGTGAGCCTGACGAGGGGTTTGATCCTACAGAAAGTTCCCAGATTGCTGAGGAGCCTGTCAAGTTCGACACCTCAACAACGGCATGGAATGTTCCGTCAGGAGAGGGGTTTATGTGCCACTTTTACTCAGGCGAAATTGATCCGCTACGCACTGCACTTCCTATTTCCGCCGAGAGTTTAGACGAGTTTGCTGATGAGTAGAATTGGAAACGCTAGCACACCCGCCTATGACGCTGTGGCTGATCTTGCCCATGTAGAGCGAGATTTAATCAGCATCATGTATGTGCTGGGTATGGAGACAGGTAACATTTCATCATCTTCTTTTGACGATATTGTTGCTCAGATTAAAGCAACTTTCCCGTTCTTGCGGTTGCAGGAAGGGCATAGTTTGGCATCGAATGATGCGTTAAAAGAAATCAATGTGTTGCTGATGGTAAATGCTCGCCGCTTGTGGCATCGTTGGCAGTTAGCAAGGAGTATCGTAAATGGATAAGATTTTAGGTAATAAGTTCTTAATTGCGAATGCTTTGACTTACGAGTTTTCTAAGAACTCTTCACAAGCACTGGATTACGATTTCTTTCAGGTTCACGACGATATCGTTAGGGCCGTAAATGCTGATTGGACTTCCAAGAATTTGGATCGGCGCTCCATCGCTGTCGGAGCGGATTTCTACATGCATGTGTGGGACTTGCTTTCCGGCAAAGTTGCGGGATGGAAAGAGATGGTTTATATCTCTACAGGTATTTACTCGCAGATGGTTGCTGATCTTATTCAGCCCACAACTGCTCTAGTTGCGTCACCCGATAGAAACTTTGATTTTGTTTTAGACTTGAACAGAAAAGGGTGCGCTCTAACCTTCTTAAACAACGACTGTTTGCAAGCATTTGAGGCACACGTTTTAACACACCCAGATTGCAACTTCACTGGAGATTACACAGTCATGGAAGTTGAAGAGTTAGAAGCAATGACGGAGCCACAGTTTGATTTTGTTCACATGCACTCTGTTGATTTGACCATCAACCCGGCTTTGATTGATAAAGTGGTAGACGTTACAAATTCTGGGGGCGCTATTTATCTTTCGGGCGTTAACGAAATGATGCGCCTCTACTCATCGGACTATTACATTGAGCCGTTGTACGATATGTACGAAGTATTAGACGACCGCACAGACATTACAAGTTACCATATCCCCCACGCTATTGGGTTCCATATTTTAGTAAAGCAGTAACATGACAGATGACAATATCCAGCCTGAAGACTGGCGAAGCGGTGACCCACATCCAGACACACCTACAATTGACGACGATGCCATCAAGGAAATTGGTGAGTTTGAGGTAGAAGACCTAGGTGGCGGTGTATTAGTTTTTCGTAACGCTGTAAAAGGTGACACCGAAGAAGTTTTCAAGTACATTGACAAACAGTCTGAAGTTTCTCACCAAAACAGGTGGGAATATATCGTTGGCGAGGATGGCGAAAAGTACGGAATCAATGAAGACGGCTTCCGTTATCGGCCTGAAGATATTCCAGCAACTCCTGTGCGTCTGCTTCATCCTGTTACCGAAGAAACGCCTGACGTTCCCCGTGAGTTCTTTCATAACATGGAAGACACTATTTACAAAGCGTTAATTCGTTACATCGACTACTTCCCCCTCATTGTTGGATGTGTGTGGTGGAAGAATCGTGGACACATTCTTCGATACGCTGACGAGGGCATCCTCGGCGCTCACTGCGACAATGATACAAACTACAAGGTCACTGAAGGGGTCAGATACATGCCTCGTGGACAGATGGCCGCACGACAGACCTGCGGATGTCTTGTGTACCTAAACGACTCGGTGGATAGTGAGGAAGAGTTAGACGGCACCAACTTCACAGGGGGCGTTCTAGAGTTCTTCCACCTCGGCATTGAGTACAAGCCCAAGAAGGGCGACATCGTGTTCTTCCCCACGAACTACATGGCTTCACATCAGGTTAGTCGAATGGATGCCGGTGTGCGGTATAGTTACCTGTCTTTCTTTGGTCAGGGTTCGCCACATCAAGAGGCAAACATCAACATTGTTGAGCCTGCCGATAGTTTCCAGTGGTGCCCTGCTATGTGGATGAACAATATTTACGACGATTACGAGAAGTATTGCAAGTCAGATTACTCACGATTCTCTACAGGCGAAGAGCAAAACATTGGTATTAACCCTGTGTATCAGGGCCGATGTGTGGCGCAGTACGGCACTACTCATGATTCTGAAACCGTAGACGATGCGGCTAATTGCGGAACTGACGGTGTGCCCATCGAATCATGATTGATGTAGTCCGTTGCTCGTATGCGGATGTCATGCGTGACCCTGAATACTTTGCTTGGAAGTTTCTTCACGATGGGGTTTTCGGTATACGTGGTTTGCACGCCACGGAAGAACAACAGTTAGATATTATTCTGGCTATTGGTGACTACGTAGGTTGGACGCCTAGACACGCTGATTTCGATAAACGTTTGCTGAGACGGTATACGGAAGATCACTCGCACACCTTTCAACATAAAGAGCACACCGAGAAAGACTTGTCTGTGAACTGGCATTTAGAGCATGTTTTTTCTTCACTGGAAAACTCTACAGTGGCAGGATTTTGGAATATGCTGAAGTTTGATTGCCCATCTTCTGTGGGGATGACTTATTTTAGAGACAATTCAAAGTTAATTAATTTTTTACCGGCAGAGGTTATAGACTTTATGAGAAAGTCAGTAATTTCTAGTTCTGAGATTACTGATATGAAAGGTAATTTAACTTCTGTGAACCATAGAAATGCAATACAGAAACATCCTTTTAAAGATGTTGAAGTGTTGCGGATATGTCAGGGAGACATTAGGCTGGTTTCTTTTGATGGGCGTGAGCCTACTTTATCTGAGCATGAACAGTTTGATCAGCACGTTGCAACGATTGAGATAGAGATAGTTTATAATGCATCTAAGAGGCTAACATGGAACTGGGAAGTTGGCGATTTACTCATAAGTGATTTGTTTGTAATGTCTCATGCTGTTGCAGGCGGTTTCAAGCCGGGAGAACGAAAGTTCTTAGGTTACTTCTGTAGCCACCCCTCCATTGACAGCGATTATTTGTTTCAGTAAAATATCTGTATGTTTATCAAGTACAATGACCCAGAGCCTGAAGATTTAGGTGGTGGCGTAGTTATTTTCCGTAACGCTGTTTCTTGCGATTGGGATAAAGTGTATGACGAAATTTCTGTTTTAGTAGACGAAGAATATGCGAGCATGTACACTGAAGTTACCGATCCTGAAACCGGTGAGGTTGCTTATGAGAACAAAAGTGGATACTTGTTCGGGCTTGACACTTATCAGTCAATGCCCCGCCGTGGGTCATCACTGCACTTAAACCCTCGGGAAGATGTCCGTGAGTTGCTGACTCAACTAGAGGCGGCTAAAGATGCGTGTTTGTTAAAGTATTTTACATGTTACCCTTTGGCGTACAACTGCGTGTGGTGGAAGGTGAAAGGGCACGTAGTGTCTTACGGAGATGGGGTGTACCTCGGATCGCATTCAGACATTAGCGCTGAGTACATCTACGGAGTTCATCGCACTTCGCAAGAGTTAGCCCTACGCAATGTCGTGTCTAACGTGACATACCTAAACTCATCGGTATCAGAAGCCGAACTAGACGGTAGAAACTTTACTGAAGGTACGCATAACTTCAACTATTTAGACATTGATCCGATTATTCCTGAAGCGGGAACAATTATATTCTTCCCATCCAATTACGTTGCTGCCCACGAAGTTCGTCCCGTCGGAAAGGGTAGGAGAATGTCGTACTTGGGCTGGTACTCTCAAGGTACTCCCAACCCTGCTGTAAGGGAAGACGTTGTTGACCCGCTACAGAATCCAGAAGGGGCAGAAGTCAGCACTAACGTGTGGATGCCTACACTGCGAGAAGATTATCGGGCATTTTTAGATGAGCGTGGCTACGACCACAACTCAGAGCAATATCGTACTACTTTACTTAATTCGGAGGGATAATGATTACATCAGAACATATTGGCATGGGGGTAGTTATTTGTCGTAACGTGTTAGACATTGATCCTGACTTTTTTGCAGAATACTGCGGTTGGTTGACCGGTCAATCTGAGCAAACCTTCAAGTTTGAAAAAGATCATGCTGTTAATCAGACAGGATTCAAGTTTAGTATTGAGGATATCGGTATGGCACCCCAACGGTTCCTTGATACCCGTGGACGGAATCGTAATGAAGAAGTGCCTCAGAAGTACTTAGACTTTGTTGACTCCTGCGAAGATGCGTTGTACCTTGCCCTTGTTGAGTACTGTAAGATTTTCCCTGATGCGGCCACGACTGCTTGGTGGCGACCACAAGGTCACGTTGCTGTGTATGATGCAGGGCAGAACATAGGTCCTCATTGCGATGATCAGGTTCCTTTTGAGTGGGGTGAGGCTCCACCGAACCAAGTGTCAATGCACAATAGCACCAGTATAAATCTTTATCTAAACAACTGTGGAACCGATTATACCGGTGGTGAAATTAACTTCCCTCATGCCGGTCAAGCATTTGCTCCTGAGGCTGGCTCTGTTGCCATATACCCGTCTAGTTATGTTGGCCGTCACGAAGTCTATCCTGTAGAATCTGGAAGGCGTGTCGCATTTCTAAGTATGGCCTGCTACGGTGTTGACACTACCAACAATGAAGTTGTTGGGCAGGAAGGCCCTAGAATTTGGATGCCTGATCTAATTGCAGACAGTCAGGAAAGGTCGATGGACGGACGCCGATCATAGATTGAGAAGTCTACGTTCGGTGTCATGTTAGGCTCTGCGGGGTCGAAGTTAGCACCAATTACAAGTCTAGTTTCAGGTGACTGCTGGCGCTCTGTCCAATGCATAACATACGAAGGAAATATAACGTACATTCCTGACTGTGGTTGTATGTGGATATTCTTATGTACGGTGTTGCACCAAGTTACCGATAGTATGAGTTTGGCAGAGCCTTCATCTGCGATTGGGTAATACACTGCTGACCAGTAGTCCTCAGGGTAGATGTGAAAGTTAGCGTGGTGCGAATGAGGGCCTACACTCTTCCCTTCTTGCAAGTTTAGTGCCCACTGCGATTTTAAAACTAGAGTTTGATCTTCTGCGGCGTATTGCACTAGCCGTGTAAGTCTAGTGAGTAATTCGTTGATTTCTGGAGAGTCCGGTAGCAGAATGTCTTGGTCGCCCCACGGTTGGGTTTCGTCTCCGCAGGGTTCTCCATATTTTTCGATTTGTTGTGCAATCAATTCATTGTCAACATCTTCTGTTAGCCCAAAAAAGTATGGGATATTAACTAGAGGCATTTTCTGCATTATTTATTTCCTTTCTGGTACCTGTTGAGTTAAAGGCTCTGTGAATTGGTAGTAGTAAGTCTTCGCTAAGTTCGTTGTATTTCACGTAGTTTGCATAGTCTTTGAATAGGTTATGCATCCATACTTGACCACTGTTGATGTTGTGGTTATCTTCGATGATTGTCACACCGTAATCGGGAGCCGAAGACCCTTGTCCAAAGTACGATAGGTAGGCGTATCTGTTGCCTGCGGTGATCGGCTTGACTTCGTGGGCGCAAATAAAGTTTGCTGGAAAGAGTAGAACGTCCCCGGCTTTGGGGGAGTAGGTCACGCCTGCGTATGGGAAAACAATTTCGCCTCCCTCATAGTCGTCGTTGAGATAGGCGATTGCTGCTAGGACATGCTTGATGCCGAGTTGATAATCAGGTTCGTGATGCGGCTGATAGTTGATGTCGTTGTCGGCATGAAGGCCCAATGCTGATCCGGGCTTGTATGACAGCACGTGTCCTTTTGTTTTCCACCACAAGCACGGGATAATCATGGGGAACTGAGTTGCATATTTGAGCAGGGCATCGTAGATTTCAGTCTCCAATGTTTTGAAGTAAGCCGTCTGCCACTCCTCTTCAAGTTCGTGAAAGTTGTTTATTCTTACACAGTTTGCGTCTAGTTCTTCTGGTGTGAAGCGATGACCGCTCAAGTTGGTGGCGTGTAGCACGTTACCGTCGTCATCATGCACGTAGGTATAATGGCTGTCTAACGCATCTTGTCGTAGAGATTCGATTGCAGGGAAAATATCGGTGTTTACGGATACGGCATTAGAGATTTTGACAATCCCTGTTCCCAAATGTTCAAGATTCATAGAAGAACTCTCCTGTGCTCAAGGCCATCGGCGGGCTATCCTTATGCCATACATTGACTACCATGACTTGCCGTGTCCCCGATTTCACTACAGTGGTTTCATGGAATCTTCGGCCAGCGTCGAAAACAACTAACCTATTGGGCTTGTATGCGATCCGTTCTCTCTCGTCAGGGGGACTGAGATATGTGATAGCCTGATCTGCTTCTAAGACTTCTGGAGGGGAGCCTTCAATGCGAGGACGGTGGATTTCTAGCATTCCTCCTTCGTCTGCTTCGGTAAAGCCGTACCAGATGCATCCGCTGATGGGGGCGTTGAATGTTTTATCGTGAGCATATTGGAATGTGTCTTCATCTACGTGGTGCGGCAGGTACTGAGGGGGGACGAAAGTTCGTGTCCAGTACTCAAACCCAATCACATCTTCTAGATTAAAGTCTCGTTTGTCGGGGTGTTGCCAGATGGCCTGAATGACTTGCTTCTTGAGCGTGTCGGCAGGAGAGTTCCACCAGCCATCCCAGAACATGTAGGGTGCGAAGCATGATGCCTCTTCGCTGTGGTACTGCTGTCCATGATAGTCGCCAAGACTTCCACGATCTTCAAAGGTGGCCATGACAGGCGGGAAGAATGTCTCGTCCTGCTTGATGGCCTCTATCAAGTCGTGGTCTGTAATGAAGTTATCCTGTACGTACATGTGTTTATTTTAGTGAAATAACCCCGCCGACGCAATGGCTTGTCGCTGTGATTTGTGCTAGTATATCTTCATGAGACGAGACGAAGAATCAGTAAAAAGAGTTGTTATGGCTGAGGGTTACGCAATCCCTGTTGACGAAAAGCAGTTTGAGCATATGATCTCAACTTCTGCTAAACCTGTATTGGTGGACTTTTGGGCAGACTGGTGCGGCCCATGCAAAGCAATGGCTCCAGTTCTAGACGAATTTGCCGCCAAGTATGCAGATGATATTCAGGTAATCAAGGTGGAAGCCGATAAGGCTCCCTTGCTTATGGAGCGTTTTGATGTTTCTAGCATCCCGACTTTGATGGTCTTTGTCGATGGTAAGGCTCAGCATAGCACTGTCGGCGCTATGCCTTTAGACATGCTTGAGAAAGAACTAGGTTCGTTCATGGCCGTGGAGACAAAGGAAGTCTGATGCCTGACCTGTGGGACGATCTGCCGACTGAGATGCTTGGTGATCGTCCCCCGGTAGAGTATCTGTCTAAGCGAGTAGTCACTCCGGCTGAAGTAGTGAAGAAGGAGCGGGGCAAAAATGTGGAAGAAAATTTGCGCCAAGTTTTCGGATCACCCGAAGTCAAATAAGACGACATACGGCGATCATTTCTTGTTCGCCGCAGGTTTTGCTGTAGAGTTTATTGTGATTGGCTTTATGCTGCTAATCCACGCCGTGTTCCCGTTCTGGTTCAAGAACGATGCATCAGAGTTTGCCGAGTACGCTAACGAGGTGTTGAACAAGCACTAGTCTTGACGTGCCTATGTGCGTGTGCTAAAATGACGGTATGAATCACTGGCACGCTTTTGGAATCGGTTGCGGTATCGGAATTATTATTCTGATGACGTGGCTGCTCAACACTGACGGGGACTGGGAATGATAGTTTCCTTAGAGCCTTGGGAGTGGGTCCACGCTTTGAATGTGGCCGCTCGTCGTCAAGAAGCGAATTGGGATTCATCTGACCGTGCGCATTACGACCGTAAGCGTATGGAGGATGACAGAACCGCACAGGCTAGAGCGTGTGTTTGCGAACTAGCCGTTGCTAAGGCCACGAATAGATACTGGTCGGGTAGTGTGTGGGCTAAAAGTAGTCACAGCAAGTATAAGAACTCTCATGCTGACGTTGGAACCAATTTTGAAGTTCGGTGCGTTAGGTCTAGAGATGATGTCGCTGTTAGGGAGTGGCAGGTTGGGCAGGGGTTGCACTTGTTTGCGGCCCGCACGACTGATGCAGAACTAACCCAAGTTGAGATTATCGGTCATATGAAGTATGACGACGCATGGGAGTTGGGAACTACGCCTAACTATATTAAGCATGAGGAAGTGCCCGGAAAGCGAACACGTGCCGTACTGTTGAGCGATCTTCACCCTTTTCCAGAAAACTATACAGATAATAGGAGTATTGGATGACATCTACTGCTATGGCTTTGGCTGTCAACACCGCTGAAAAATCAGATCACGATAAGTGGCGTCTAGGCTCTGTTGTATGGCGAGGTGGTTCCGTGCTTTCCACGGGCTTTAATCGTGTGAAGAACGATCCTTCCGTTGTAGAGGATGATAAGCATTTCCATTGCTCTATTCATGCTGAAGCGGATGCTTTGCGGAATGCTGGTGATGCTCAGGGTGCTAGGTTGTTTGTTGCTCGTGTTACTCGGGGCGGCAATTTGGCACTTGCTAAGCCTTGTTCTCGTTGCATGGAAGCAATTAGGGAGCATGGAATCAAGAGGGTCTACTACACTGATGAGAATGGTGAGTGGACGTTCTTCAGAGTCTGGCCTTGACACACTGCGCCGAGGCTAGTATAATACCCACAGTCAACGACAAACAAAGGAGATTATGTTGATTACGAAGAAGGCAATTATTCAGGCGGCTACTGAGGTTGCGGAGCGTGCTCCGTCTGCCCGTAACCGTTCATCGAAGATGGTGACGTACCGTCATCCTCGTGGCCTGATCGGCAATGCTTTGCATACCGCTGGTCTTTCGCCTCGTGAGATTCGTTCGCTTCAGGGTAACCGGAAGTATGAGCGTTTCCTTAACCCTGCGGCTACGAAGTGGGTGCGTGAGGCTAGTGCTCGTGCCAACAAGGGTGCCACGTGGTCGGAGGTTGTGGCCACTACTCGTTGATCGGGTCGTCGTCATGGCGACGTTAAATAGACCTTAGGCCATGAGCGTTCCCCACGAAAGTGGGGAGGTGGACGTTAGGTGCTGATATTACGGCAATAATATTGGCCTCAGTTGCCGCTGTGAGAGGGAACCCCTCACCTAGAAGAATGCTTCGTCAGTATTCAAGTCAATAGTCCTGATGTGACAGAATCGGGTAGGGAGTCTGGCCCCCTGATTACAGAAGGGTTCATAACCCAGCCAGCGTAGGAGAGGTACCCAAGCGGCCTAAGGGACTTGTCTTGAAAACAAGCGAGGTGAAAGCCTCCGTGGGTTCAAATCCCACCCTCTCCGCCGATGGGGCATAGTTTAATGGTAGAACAACGGATTCCAGACCCGTTGGTGTGGGTTCGATTCCTACTGCCCCTGCCAGTTTATCGGATATATAACAAAGGAGAAATTATGGAAAGTATTTTTGATGGCAATGGCGACCAAGAAGGGGCACGTAAAGACCCTCGCCTTAAGAAGCAGTTGGTTCGTGTATATGACGTGCTTTCTGAAGGGGTTTGGTTGTCTTTGAACGATATTAGTGTTCTTGCGGACGCTCCTGAGGCTTCAGCATCGGCTCGTATGCGTGACTTGCGTAAGAAGAAGTTTGGTGGGTTTAATTTGGAAACTCGTATTCTTCCCCATAACAACGTTTATGAGTACCGGCTTGATGTGAGCAGT